GGATACGACTGGCGGAAAGCATGGTATGCAATCATCAGCAACCGGCACACCATCCTCAACATGAGCACCGCAGCCGACGACTACGCCAGCCTGCAACACATCATCCGACGCAACGAACAAGCACTGACGCCGGAAGACGAGCTCATAATCCTCGGCACCTGCCCCACCTGCCGCCACCAGCTCACAGGCATGCCAGAAGCCGAATCTGTCACCTGCCAACACTGCCGCACCGAATGGCCGGCACCAGCAATCAAAGCAGCCCGAGACGAAAGATTGTGGCAAGTGCAAATCACCGGCACACCCAGCGACGCGGCCAAGGAGCTGAAACGATACGGCCTGACCATATCACGCAACCTCATCAGCCAATGGCTCAAACGCGGCAAACTGTCGCACGCCACGCCGACAAACACCAAGCGACAGTACACGTTCAACCTCGGCGAACTCGCAGCACTACTTGACTGTCACCGTTGAAATGCTATACTGTCGTATGTTCGTAGAATGGTTCAGCCAGAAAATGGTTGGACCATTTTTCATATCCAGCTTCGGTAGCTCAGCGGTTAGAGCACAAGGGATAGCACAGATACCTAGGACGGATACCTTACCGGCCATGGCTTCCTACTTCTTTAAATCGAATGCCCGTGATGATAAAAAAGATAGTGCATCCCACACCATGCGCTGGTTCGACTCCAGCCCGAAGCACCACAAGGCGGTGATCGTATGCCAGGAAGAACGCGCAAGACCAGCCGCCAATTCGAGAAAGACAAGGCCGCATTCTTCGCACAGTGCAAGGCACAGCATGCAGTCTGCTGGTTGTGTGGTATGCCAATCGACTACAACGCAGTCAAGAACACCACAGATGACAGCTTCAACCTCGACCACCTCTACCCAGTCAGCAAGCATCCCGAACTCCAATTCGACCCAGCAGGCTTCAAACCCTCACACACCAGCTGCAACCGGCTAAGAGGCAACAGTGACCCGCACGCACCAATCGGAACACTCTCAAGACAATGGATTAAGACAGCATGAGCAAGGAGGCAATGATGCCACAGCAGCCAGTCACACTAGAGCTCACCGCCACAATCAGCGACAAGACATTCCCAATCAGCTCATTCACCGTCAACATCCCGATCAACGTCACCCACAACGAGGTCAACACCTTCATGGTCGGTGACGCATACACCACACTCATCACGCCCAAGCCACCAAGCACAGACGAACTCATCACACGATTCACAAACGCAATCAAAGCATTCACAACAGCATTCGAAACCAACCCCAAAGGGGTAGGGGCGGTGAAATCCTGAAAACCACCCCGAACCGACCCACGTCCCGCGTGGTTGCTCTTCCTCTCCCCGATGATGTTTTTTGTTGATGGGTCGCGCGCGAAGGAGGCTCTATGACGGTTAAGAAGGGTGTTTCCGAGCGTAGGTTTCCGCATGAGTCCGTGGTGGACGCGTTGGAGAGGTCTTTGCGTAATGCGAAGTCGTTGCGTGCCGAGAATGCGGCTGTCGTGGCCACTGCGCGTGTCCTTGCCAAACGGATTGATTCGATTTGCGAGACTGGTTTCATTGACGAGAACGGGAAATTGGACAATGTGTCGGTTCCGACGTTTTTGAAATACTGCCAGTCGCTTGGTTTGACGCTGGTGGGGCCAGCCAAGGTTGGGCGTCCCGCGAAAGCGAAGCCTGAGCCGAAGGCCGAGGAGTCGAAGAGCGGCAAGGTTATCGCGATGGATGAGTTCATGAAGCGTTTCGGCTGAGGAGGTTGTGATGGCGGCTGAGAATCTTACGGTTTTCGGTGCCATTGATGATGAGAAGCATGGTGTGACGCTTCCTAGAATCTTCACGCCGCCGCTCAGGCCGTTGACGAAGGAGACGAGTAATGGTTTCGCGGTGATCGCGTTCGCGGAGATCATGCTGCACGTGCATCTCTATCCGTGGCAGCAGTGGCTGCTCGTCCATGCGCTCGAACTGCTTGAGGATGGCAGCTATCGCTTTCGCAAGGTGATTGTGCTTGTGGCCCGTCAGAATGGCAAGACCACGCTTATGGGCGTTTTGGCCGCATGGTGGCTTTTCGTCGATTCCAACAAGCATCCGGACAGGGTGCCACCCGTGAAGTTTCTCGTGGTCGGCGCAGCGCAGACATTGGACAATGCGAAAGGCCCGTACAATCAGGTCAAAGAGTGGTGCAATCCTCAGCCTTCGACTGATGAGGAAGCGGATCTGGTGATTCCGGATCTCGCCGCGATGACGCAGAAATTCGTTAACACGAATGGCGAGGAGGCGATCATCACCCGCTCGAAAGCCCGGTATATCGTTCGTGCCGATAAGAACATTCGAGCGAAATCAGCCGCGCGCGTGGTGTTCGATGAGTTGCGTGAGCAGCATACTGATGATGGCTGGAATGCCGTCAGCCAGACCACGAAGGCAGTCTGGTCGAGCCAGTTGTGGGGCATTTCCAATGCTGGCGACTATCGTAGCGTCGCGCTTCGCAAGCAGGTGGACAAGGGCCGTAAGCTTGTTGACGAGTGGACGCGTCTAAGCGCCGACGGTGGCAATCCGGCCGACGTGTTCCTGTCCGGCGAGCAGGATGGATCGTTCGGCTATTTCGAGTGGTCTGCGCCTGACAAGTGTCCGGTGGATGATGCCGACGCTATTCGCCAGGCGAATCCGTCGCTCGGCTATGGGCCGATGACCGTCATGAGCGTCAGATCCGACATTGACGGCATGACCGAGGCCGCTTTTCGTACCGAGGTCCTGTGCCAGTGGGTGACGGCTGACATCATTCCTTTCATCAACCAGAAAATGTGGGCCAGCGGCATTGATTCGCGTTCCACGATTCCGAATGAGAATCGAGTGGTGCTGTCCGTGGACACGAGCGCGGACAGGAAGACCACGTATGTGGCCGCTGCCGGAATGCGTGTGGACGGGTTGCCGCACGTGGAGTTGATCGCTCGTCGTGACGGCATGCTGTGGGTGCCGCACTTTTTGGATCTGCTTCGTGAGAGCTGGCCGGGCATTTGTGAGATTGCGGTGCAGTCGAAGGGTTGTCCGGCAGTCGATTTCATCGACCCGCTCACCGAAAAAGGTTGGACGGTGCATCTCATCGAGGGCTTTCGTTTGGGCGCGTGCTGTGGCCGTTTCCTGGACCGTGTGCGCGAGGGCAAGCTGCGGCATCTGCCGCAGCCCGCCATCGAACAGCAGGTTTCCGTGGCCGTATCCCGGCGTCTTGGCGAGGTCGAGGTGTGGGACCGCACCAAGTCCGCATTGCAGATTTCCGGCTTGGTGGCCGAATCGCAGGCATTGTACGCCTTGGAGACCATGCAGGCCGTGGATGTCGAACCGGCGAAGGCTTCCGCCTATTCGGGGCATGGATTGATGATTCTTTGATTTTTTGAAGCGATTGGAGGTGCCTTATGGGCCTTTGGAGCGCCTTGAGGAACGTTTTCCAGCCGCGCTACAGCATTTCCTTTGATTTGTCCGACCAGATGGCCGTGATTCAGGGTCAGACGGAGGCCGAGCTTTTCAAGACACAGCCGCATTTGCGTACCGTGATTACTTTCCTGGCGCGGAATGTCGCTCAGGTCGGCTTGAAGGAATTCGAGCGTGTCAGCGATACGGACAGGCAGCGTGTGACCGATGATGTGCTGATAAATCTGCTGAAGCAGCCGAACGGCACGATGACGGGCTATGAGTTGATGCGTCAGCTTGTGGCTGACTTGGCGCTTTACGATAACGCCTACTGGGTTGTCATGCAGACGCCTGATCGGGATGCCGACAAGTTCGGTAGCTGGCAGATTCAGCCGATTCCGCCATGCTGGGTGCAGGCGAAGCGTGATGGCAGTGTGTTCCAGCCGGCCTATTATCGCGTTTATCCTAATTTGGGCACGTCATACTATGATGTGCCGGCCGACGACATGCTTGTGTTCCACGGGTGGAATCCGGATGACCCGACGCAGGGCGTTACTCCCGTGAGGGCCTTGAAGGACATTATCAACGAGCAGATTCAGGCATGGTCGTATCGCACTCAGGTGTGGAAGCGCGGCGGCCGTATCGGCAGCGTGCTGGTGCGTCCGAAGGATGCGCCGGAATGGAGTGACGCCGACCGCGAACGTTTCATGCGCGGGTGGAAGGAATTCACCGACAAGGGAGCGCAGGCCGGTGCCACGCCATTGCTTGAGGATGGCATGGAGTTGAAGCGTTTGGGCTTCAATGCTCGCGAGGAGGAATTCAGCGAGGTCACGAAGCTTTCGCTGTCCACCGTCGCAAGCGTCTACCACGTCTCGCCTGTCATGGTCGGCATCCTTGATAACGCAAATTTCTCAAATACCAAGGAATTCCGCAAGATGCTGTATTCCGAGACGCTTGGTCCGACCATGCGCATGATCGAGGACAGGATAAACACTTTCCTCGCTCCGAAGGTCGGTGCGCCGGACGCGAATTACATCGAATTCGACATCCGCAGCAAGCTTTCCGGCGATTTCGAGGAGCAGGCCAGTGTGATGAGCACTTCGGTGGGAGCTCCGTGGATTACGCCGAATGAGGCGCGCGCCAGTCAGAATCTGCCGCGCGTCGATGGCGGTGACGAACTGGTTGTGCCGCTCAATGTCACCAAGGGCGGCCAGTCAAGTCCGCAGGATGGAGGTGACCCGTCGCGTCCAGCCGACGGTTCGGCCATTGAATCGGACGACGGCGAGAAAACGGCAGCAATCGTCAATGCTTGGCGCGACCGCCTGGAGAAGAGCGTCAGATCACGTTTCGGCGCCGGTATGGGCGTCGATGACATCAAATGGCTCAAATGGCAGAACGAGCTGCAGGCCGACCTGACCATCAAGGCCGGTTTGGGGCAATTCGATGCCGGTGTGAGGGCATTGCAGGAGACGGAGGACATGCGAACGCATTTCAAGGAGGTGCATGATGCACTTTAAGGATTTCGATTGCCGATTCAAGGCAGACGGCGAGGACGCGGCGCTCAAGGACGGCGAATTCATCGCCTACCCTTCCACTTTCACCCGCGAACCCGACTGTTACGGTGACGTGGTGGCGAACGGCGCGTTCGACAAGACGATCAAGGCATGGCAGGACAGCGGCAACACGCTGCCGGTATTGTATGGGCATCGTATGGATGACCCCGATTACAACATCGGCGGCGTCGATTCGATGGGCGAGGACGATCACGGCTGGTGGATTAAAGGCCATTTCGACATGGACTCTCCGAAGGCCGCGCAGGTCTACCACCTGATCAAGGAAAAGCGTCTGACACAACTGTCCTTCGCATTCGACGTGGTGGACGAGGGCGAGGTTGAGCTTGATGACGGCACCAAGGCAAACGAACTGCGCGAATTGAAGGTGTATGAGGCATCCTTCGTGCCGATCGGCGCGAATCAGGATACCGGCATCGTGGACGTGAAGGACGCGCTGAGCCGGTTGAAGACAGGACGCCCCATCTCGCAGAAGAATCTAGACATTCTCTCGCAGATCGCCGATGACCTGACAGGTCAGGCGAAGAAGCTCAAAGATTTCGTGGCTGAGAACACCACTCAGTCCGACAACAACAATGACAATGACCAGAGTGACGATGCGAAGGCATCGGATGCCGGTGCAGCCAAGAACGAGGAGCCTGAAGGGGCCAAGTCCGAGGAGCCGGACGGTTTTTCCGAAGCGGAAGCGTTGCAACTCGCAATCAAGATTGCCCGCATCGGGCGGAAAGGGGAGTGACCGCAATGGCATCTCTCAAGGAAAAGCGAGCCGCGCTTGTCAAGCAGCTCGAAGAGAAGCAGGGTCTGCTGGCCGCTGGCAAGGCGGATGGCGACACCATCGCATTCGTGAAGAGCGCGCTGGCTGAGATCGAGGGCATCGACCGTCAGATGGACGGTATGAAGCAGACCGATGACCTGCTCACGCAGATCGGCCAGCTCAATGCCAAGTCTGGCGTGCAGCATGTCGGTGGCTCCGATGCCATCCATGCCAAGAGCGTCGGCGAATATTACGTCAAGTCCATGCAGACGGCGGGCTTTGACGTGAAGTCCGCCATCGCTCATGGCTACGAGGTCGAGTGCAAGGCGAACACCGGCACCAATGTCGAGGGTGCGCCGTCTGCCGGTTACACGCCGTATCTGACCCAGACCGATACCGAGCCTGCTCGCCCGTATCAGCGTCCGCTGGTTGTGGCCGACCTGTTCTCTACCGGCGCCATCACCGGCACCGTCCTGCAGTATCCGGTTTTCGATGAGCTGGAAGGCAACGCCAAGATGGTCGAGGAGATCGGCGCCGCCCCGCAGGTCCATTGGAAGGACCCGACTTGGAAGCAGGACAAGATCGGCAAGGTGGCCAGCTTCTTCGGCATCAGCGAGGACATGATGGATGATCTGTCCTGGGTCATCGGCGAAATCAACGACGCCGCGCAGTATGACCTGAAGCTGCAGGAGGAATCGCAGCTGCTGTCCGGCGATGGCAGTGAAAACAATCTGACTGGCCTGTTCAACCGTGGAATTCAGACGATGGATAAGGATGAACTGTCCGACGCCGACCGTCTGTCCAAGGCGGCCCTGCAGATCACCACCACCACCAACTTCCAAGCCGACGCCTACGTGATGAACCCGCTTGACTTCTGGAAGCTGACCATCGCCAAGGATGCGAACGGCAACTACCTCAACCTGACCGATGGGGCCAAGCTTTGGAACATCCCGACCGTGGCCACCGCCGCCATCACCGAAGGCACCGCGCTGGTCGGCGCCTTCAAGAGCGCCAAGGTGCTGCGCAAGGGCGGTCTGGTCGTGAAGATGACCGACTCCGACACCGACGATTTCCTGCACTTCAAGCAGAAGTGCCGCGTCTCCGAGCGTCTGGGCCTGCAGGTCAAGTATCCAAAGGCCTTCGTGAAGGTCACTCTCGGTAAGGCGGCCTGATCATGACGCAGAAGTACGTGCGCTTCGCCACTCCGAAAGAGACGAACGTCGACAAGACACAGGACGTGGCGGAGCTTGTGGCGCTTGACGCCAAGGGCAAACCGGTCACCATCGGCGGTGCCGCCTCTCTTCCGGTGGCGAAGAATGTGCCAAAGGCAGCTTCTGACGCGCCGACCAAGCAGGAATTCGATGCGCTTATCGATTCTCTGGTGGCCGCTGGCCTGATGGCAGCCAAGTAAGTGATTGGAGGTGCGGCATGACTGCCGTGATTGGTGATCTGATTCCAAGCGCCGACTCTTTCCAAGTCGATGCCGGTTTCAAGATGAGGGCCGCTCAGGCTGCGATTCGCAAGTATTGCGGCTGGCATGTCGCGCCTTCCGTCACCCGCACGATTCGCTTGGATGGTCATGGCGGCGACTCGCTGCTCTTGCCATCCAAGCGTGTGACCGCGCTTTCGAGCCTGAAGCTCGATGGTGTGGAGCACGTGCAGGACGCGCGTTTCGGCGAGGCTGGGAGCCTCGTGCTGGTCAATGGCGTCACCTTCCCTGATCTGCCGGGGAGTGTGGAAGCGACCATCACTGATGGCTGGGATTTGGAGGATGTGCCGGAAGTGCAGATGATCCTGTTGGACATCGCGTCTCGTGTGATGCAGGTGCCCGGCACGGTCGCCTCCCAAGCCACGAATGGCTCAAGCGTCACCTACCGGTCGGGTTCCGATGGTGGCGTGCCTAACGTGGCGCTTTTCGATTCCGAGAAGCGTACGCTGCAGCCTTACCGCTTGTCGTGGGGGGTGAAGCCGTGACTTCCGCGTTGGATTATCTCGGCCATGGCTCGTCCTTCAGCATGCCTGGCGCCACCAAATGGCGGCGACTGCGCGCCAAACGCAAGACCAACCCGTACAATCCGGCGCAGAACGAGCCAGACTGGAGCGTGCCTCCGGACGAACTCGCCATCATGGGCGCGCTCTCGTCCAGTTCCAGCACCCGCATGCCGGACACGCTTGACACGCAGACAGCATCCACGGCGTACCTCACCATCCCGGATCCGACAGCCGACGTGAAAATCGGCGACCGGATCCGCGCAGACCCCGACGACGGACGCTTGTGGGAAGTCGACGGATTCCCCTCGAAGGACGCGAACGCGTTCACCGGATGGCGTCCGACCTTGGAATGCCGTCTGACGGAAAGAAAGGGCTGAACAAATGGCGAAAAGCAGGATATCGGTCAACTTCAACCAGAAATTCTTCGACGAGATTCTCAATAGCGCCGGAGTCAAGGCTCTCACCACGCTGGCCGCGAACAGGGCACTCGCCTACGCGAAGGCGTCCGCTCCAGTCGATACCGGCGCATACCGCGACGGCCTTGGAATCGAGGAGGTCAAAAGGGAGCACCGAACGACCGTCATGGTCGTCGGCCACGACCCGAAGACCCTGCTCGTGGAGGCGCAGACCGGCAATCTGGCCAAGGCGTTGAGGAAGGCGAGGGTCTGATGGCAAGCGTCATCCCACCCGACCTTGAGCTGTTCCTCACCGGCTGGCTTCGCTCCAATATCACGGACGTCGCGGGCCTGCAGGTCGGGAACCGCATCCCTGACGGTTACGACGGTTCCTATCCGCTCGTGGTCGTGCGTGATGACGGCGGCACGCAATCCGCCGACCGCGTGACGTTCGACAGGTCGATAGGCGTCAACGTGCTCGGATGGACGCGCAACGATACGAAACCATGCCGTGATCTGGCGGCCCGCGTGTACGGCGTGCTGACCGGAGAGCCCGGCATCCTCATCGGATTCGCCGAAGGCAGCCGCATCTGCGCCGTCGTGCCTGACGGCTGCAACGGCCCGTACCCGGTCAGCGAGGACGCGGCATGGTGCCGCTACTACATGACCGCCGAATATTCGACGGCCGGAATCAGACAATTATAGAAAGGAAACGCCATGGCCAAAGACAGTCAGGGCATGGATCTGGGACAGGTGGAGGCGCTCGTCACCGCCGCCATCATGATCGTCCCGTACTCCACCGAAAACAAGATCACGCCGGAGATGATCGCATCCAGCAATGCGACGCCGGAACTTCCGGCCGCCTACAATCGGTCGACCGCATGCATCGGACTCGTCAAGTCCGACGGCGGCAACCAGGATTCGCGCGACGGCGACGACCCGCTTGAGTTTTTGCAGGACGGTTATAAAAAGCTGCCGCTGGCGACCAGCCTTACGCAGACGTTCAGTCCGGCCGAAAACAATGCGCTGACCCGCAAGATCACCATCGGCGAGCCGGACGCTCAGGGCGTCTACCACGTGGCCGACATCATCCAGGATGCGAAGTGGATGGTGTACGAGGAGGAGACGTTCGACACCGGCCGTGTGCACCGTCGTGCCGGCGTCATGCAGGTCACCGGCAACGAGCCGGACCAGCAGGAGCGTGGCTCGGTCACCGGTCGCGCGCTCACCGTCGAATGGATGAAGGACCCGCTGTATGTGGATGCGGAGCATCCGAACACGCGCTGGATCGAAAGCTGGTACGACCCAAAAGCGTGAAGGCGGTGGCCGTGACCTCGGCTGACGGAAACACGAAGCCGTCGGTCGTCCAAGGCGCGAAGCTCGCGCTCAAGGCCGTCGCCACACATGTGGACAAGACCACCGTGGACGTGACCGGACAGGCCACGTTCAAGTCCAAGGATGCAGGCGTGGCGACCGTCGAGGGAGGCACGCTCACCGCCGTCAAGGCCGGAAGCGCGAGGATCAACGCCACCTATGACGGCGTGACCTCACCCGATTTGACGGTCACCGTCACCGCACGCGCCGCCTGACCGGCGGACGAAAATCTTCCCGGACCGTCTATCTCGCCTGTCTGCGCGGTCCGGGAATCTTCTTTTTCCACGGCAGGCAGGCGAAAAGCAGATAGGACAAGACAATGACTTCCACTTCCACCGATTTCAAGCCGACCGTCGAGGATTTCGACCAGTGGACGGAGAAAAACGATGAGGAGGCGTTCGCTTCCATCGCGCAGAACTACAGGGTGCGCCACATCATCAAGGGCGATGTGTATTGGGCGCTCGTGCCCGGCGGACGCACGTACAAGCTCCCATTGTCGATGAGTATCGACGATTTCACGAGACTTTCGAACACGTCCGATGATACGGAGAGCGTCGAACAGCTCAAGCGCATTCTGAGCGCATTCGCTGGCGACAAGCAGGCGAAGCAGCTGAACGGCGAACCGGTGCAGGTCGTGTTCAACCTCCTGTCCGACTATGGCGACGCGGTAGTGCGCGCGCAGGGCGCCTCACTGGGAAAATCCAATGGTTCGCCCGCCAGCTCGCCGAACACGGGAGTGTGATCCGAGCCGATTTCACGATGCATGGGTGGAGTCTGCAGGCCGATCTTGGCGGCAGGCTCCGCTACGGCGACGCGATAGCGCTCCTTGAGCAGATTATCGGCGATCCGTCATCCTACACAGGCGCGGAGTTCAACGGCTTGGATTATCCGGCCCGGTGGGGTGAGATACCGGTCATCTACGCGCTTGGCAGCGACGAGTATCCGAAGCCTTTCGATTCGCTTGCGAAACGATTGCGGGCGGATAGGGAGAAGGCCGAGCATGAGCGGCTGCGCGAACAGACCAAGGGCATGAGCCCGGTATTCCGGACGCTCTACGAGGACTGATTTGGACAAAACTGAATAGTGGAGGTGCCGCATGGCGTTCGGCAGCGAACTTGGTTCCGCGCACATCAGCGTGTTCCCGTCGATGAAGGGTTTCCGCAGCGCGGTCAACAAGGAGGTCGGCGCGAGCGGCAAGGCCGCGTCGAAGACTTTCGATTCAAGCATGAACGGCGGCAAAAGCGGCGGACTGTTCGGACGCGCGTTCAAAAACGGGTTCAAACAGTCGGCGAACGATTTCAGTGCTGACGTGCTGAAATCCTATGAGCGTGACGTGGCGAAATCCACGGCCGCATACCGTCAGGCCATGCTCCAGCAGAAGGCGGCGGCGAATCAGGTGCGTGCCGCCGAGGAGAGCGTCGCCAATGCCATCGCCAAGCATGGTGAGGGCAGCACGCAGGCCGAGGCCGCGACCATCAGGCTCGAACAGGCGCGGCTGAAGCTGTCCACCATGACCGACCGGGCGACGCAGGCCGAGAACCGGTTGAAGGATGCGCAGAAGGCGCTCAAGGATGCGCAGGACAATCTCGCCTCCAGCAGTGGTTCGCTCGGATCGGCGTTCAAGAATCTTGGCGCTACCATCGTCCAGCCGATCTCCGGCGCGTTCGGACGGGTCAAAAACGCGGCAACGTCGGCGTTCTCCGGCATCGCCACGAAAGCCCGCGACGGCATGAGCGCTGCCGGCGCTGCCATGCAATCCACCGCCACGCGGCTCACCGCGCCATTGTCGGCAAAGTTCTCCGCGATGAGCTCGGCCATCGCGGCAAAGATACCAGCACCTTTCAAAAACGTCAGCAATGCCATTGGCGGCTATCTCGGCAACGTCGGCGGCGCGGTCGGCGGCGTGCTTTCGCAGATTCCCAGAGCCGCCGGCAGTGCCGCGTCGGCGATAGGCTCCAAGCTCAAAAGCGGAGCCGACACCGCATGGAATGCGATCAGCTCCATGTCGGGCAAGGCCGTCGGCGCATTGAAGGGCGTCGCCACTGTCGGACTGGCTGGCGTTGGCACCGCCGTCGCGGCTTTGGCGGGCGTCGGCAAGAGCGCTCTCGACGCATACGCGACCTACGAGCAGGCCGTCGGCGGCGTGGACACGCTGTTCAAAGACGCTTCGGGCACCGTGCAGAAATACGCTGCGGAAGCGTACCGGACAGCCGGAGTGAGCGCCAACGAATACATGACGCAGGTCACGAGCTTTTCCGCCTCGCTGATCAGCTCGCTCGGCGGCGACACCGCGAAGGCCGCGGAACTCGGCAACACCGCCATGGTCGACATGTCGGACAACGCCAACAAGATGGGCACCGACATCGAGTCCATCCAACAGACTTACCAGAGTCTGGCGCGCGGCAATTACGCCATGCTCGACAACTTGAAGCTCGGATACGGCGGTACCAAATCCGAGATGGAGCGTCTGATCCAGGACGCGAACAAGGTCAAGCAGGCGAACGGGGAGATGGGCGACCTGTCCATCGACAAGTTCTCTGACGTGGTGCAGGCCATCCACATCATGCAGGAGCAGATGGGCATCAGCGGCACTACCGCCAAGGAGGCCGCGACAACCATCGAGGGTTCTGTCGGCATGATGAAGGCAGCATGGCAGAACTGGCTGGCGGAGCTCGGCAAGGACAATGCCGACATCAACGGATTGACCAAGCAGTTGGTCGACTCGGTCGGCACGGTCATTAAGAACGTGGGTCCGCGCATCGCGCAGATCATCACCGGCATCACCGCCGCACTGCCGCAACTGTTCTCCTCATTGGGCAGCACCCTGCCAGCACTGGTCATGCAGATACTTCCGCCGGTGCTCGGAGCGTTGGGACAGCTTGGCACGATGCTGCTGACCAGCGCGACCACATGGATCTCGACGAGCCTGCCGCAATTACTCGCCCAGTTCCAATCGTGGGTCACGTCGACCCTGCCGTCGTTCCTGCAATCCGGATTGACGATGGTCACGAATCTCTTGCAGGGCGTCGTGCAGGCTTTGCCGCAGATCGCTTCCACGGCGGTGACGGTGCTGACGACGCTGTTGGATGGATTGTCGGCCCAGTTGCCGCAGCTCATCCCCATCGGCGTCAACGCCGTCCTTAACCTCGTGCAAGGCATCCTTGACAACCTGCCGCAGATCATCGACAGCGGTCTGAAGCTCATCCTCGGACTGGCGCAGGGTCTCATCAACGCCATGCCCGACTTGGTCGACAAGGCTCCGATCCTTATCGGCCAGCTTGTCGGCGGCATCATCAATCGTCTTCCGCAGCTCCTGCAGGCTGGCGTGCAGCTGCTCGTCGCACTGGCCAACGGTTTCATATCGTCGGTTCCGAGGCTTATCTGCGCCGTTCCCGGCATGGTCGGCCAGATCTGGAACGGTTTCACCTCGGTCAACTGGGCGCAGGTCGGGTGGAACATCATCACCGGTATCGTGTCCGGCATCGCAGGCGCGGCAGGCAGGCTCGTGACTGCCGCCGTCAACGCTGCCAGCAACGCGCTGAATTGGGTGAAACGCAGGCTTGGCATCCATTCGCCGTCGCGCGTGTTCCGCGATCAGGTCGGTGAGATGATCGGCGAGGGCATGGCAGTCGGCATCGACGAGAGCGCGTCGAAGGTGAAGAAGGCTGCCGGACGATTGACTGGCATCCTGCCTTCGCAGGACGCCTCGTATTCCGTCGGCGTCGCCAACGCCTCGCGCGGAGTTAACGCTGCAGCCTACGGCAATGGTGTGAGCGTGACGAACATCACGCAGACGTTCAACTATCCGGCGATCGCGCCGACGAGCATTAGCATGCAGCAGAAGCTGCAGACAGCGGCCATGCCGCAATGGTAATCGGAAAGGAATCCGCATGAAGGTCAGCTATTCGTTCAACGGCCAGCCGCTCGACTCCGAGCGGATCCGCGTCATCGTCGGCACTACGCATTACACGTCGCTCTCGCCGATCGTCGATACGGTGCAGGTGAGCGGACGCAGCGGCGTCATCGTCGGCTCCCCGATTCCTGTGTTGGACGCGCCGGAGCTGACAATCAAGGTCGCGGCGTGGGGCGCTGATTCCGATGCGCTGATCTCGCGTTTCCGCGCTTGTTGCCTGCATGCGCCGAATCTCACGGTAGGGAAGACGGAAACCTTGGAGGATGGCAGTTCGCGCAGCATGGTCACGCGTGCGGTGTGCACGAGCTGCGAGCCGGACGATGACGAACGTCCTTTCCAGGATTTGCGCGTCATGACCGCCGTATTCCAACTGCCGGACGTGTATTGGCAGGGTGAGCAGTGGATTGAGAAGACGTTGCCGGCGGGGGGCGGAACGTTGATTTCCGGTGGGAGCGGCGGACTGGCATGGGGTTCAGATGCGCCGCTGCTGAGTCTGGTCATGAGGTTTTCGGGCGTATCGTCGGTACGGGTGTCGTGCGTGGCGTCCGGCACCGACCTGGAATGGTCCGCCACGGCGTCAGCGAAGAACCTGTATCTCGACGTGCCGAACCGACGTGCATGGACTTCCAACAAGGCGGACGCTTGGACTGGTGGCACTGATGTGACTGCTGGCATTGATTGGACGGGCGAACCGTTGCAGGTGTGGCCTGCCGTCGATTCCGGCAGCTACGCGCTGCAGGTCAAACAGTCCAGTACGTCTGCGGTGACGTGCCGTTACAAACCTTCCTGGGAGTGATTATGGCTAAATCTTTGCATGCTCGTCTCGTGGCCTACAGGCCTTTCGGCGCAAGAATCGGAGTATTGGCGGAGCCGGTGAGCTTCAGCGCTTCGATGCTGCACGATGACGATGGCGCGATCAGCATCGAATACTCCATGCTGTCCGGTGACGCGCAGGCATTCGACCGAGAGCTGACGGACGGCCTAGAAGTGGCCGTGGAAGTGTCGGACGGCACCGGCTATCAGGAGCCTGATAATGCGCGTTTCGTGATCACCGGCCGTTCCGGCAAGACCGACGACCGGACTCGCACCGTTACCTACAGTGGCCAGTCGATCAGCTGGCTGCTGTCCAAGGCCGAAAACAACGATTCCTCGCATCTGCTCGCGGACGGCGACAACAAGGGCAAGAGGCCCTTCTACTCGTCTAATCCGGGCGTGATCCTCAAAACGCTGCTCGACGAGAACAAGGCGCGTGGTGGCGTGGCCACCGGCCTGTCGCTCGGCTTCGACACCGCGAAGGACGCGGGCGGCGCTGCATGGGCGAGGAAATATACGCTTTATTACAGTCTCGGCACGGATTTGCAGACCATTCTCAGCTCGCTGGTCAATGGTGGCGGCTGCGACTGGCGCACGAGCGGCCGCACCATAAAACTGTGGAACGCGGACAGCACGGCGTTGAGCCGTGACCTGAGCAAGAACGTTATCCTGCAATTGGCGCGTGACATCGGCGAGGCTCCATACGAGGAATCCATCGCCGATCTGGCATCCACCATCCTCGTCGAAGGTGACAACAATCTGCTTTTCCGCATGGATAATCCGGCTGCTCCGACTCCTTGGGGTAAATGGGAATCCTACAGCTCGCAGGGCGGCGTATCAGACAAGGACACGGCTCAAGCATTTATGCAATCCACGCTCGATGACGCGGCGAGGGTGAGAGGCCAGTACACGCGCGATCTGGTCATCAGCGAGGTGGATGCGTTGCCGCTCGTCGACTATCATGCCGGCGACTGGATCACCGCACCCACCGTGAGCCACGGCGAGAAGGTGCGCGTGCAGGAAATCGACCTGAGCATGCGCCAGGGCGAGGGACTATCCGCCAGCATCGCCCTGAACGACATCAAATACGATGCCTCCGTCAGACAGGCGAAGAAGATCAAGGGCATCACCGGTGGTGCCGCATTGGCCGGTAGCGAGGGCGGCACGACCGCCTCATCAGACCGTGACCATCGCGTGCCGAAAGCCCCTCTCGGATTGATTGTGCAGACCGACGCCTATATAGGCTCGGATGGCTATGCGCATGGTCTGGCCACAGCCATGTGGTCCGCCGTGACCGAGGCGACCGACAATACGGCAATCGATATCTCCAATTATTCCGTCGAGTGGAAGTTGCATAAGGATGGCGCGCCCTGGCATTCCGCTGGCACGACGGATAAGACGCAGCTTGGCTTCGGCGGTCTGGACTGTGGCACACAAATCGAGGTCAGGGTCAGGGCTGTGCCGACGTATTCGGACAAGCTTGGTGAATGGTCGAGCGTTTTCGTGGCCACCGTCGAATCGGATACGACGCCCTGCTCCGTGCCATCGAAACCAATCGTCTCCTCTAAGCTGGGCGTGGTGACAATCCACTGGGATGGCAAGACCGCATCCGGCACGTCGATGGAATCGGATTTCGACCATATCGAGGTCGGTGAGGGTGCGACGGCTGCCGGCATGCAGGTCATCAGCGCCACACAGGCCGGACAGGGCGATTATGTCATCACCGGTCTGGCAATCGGCAGCCGGCACAGTTACGCGCTGCGCTCAGTGGACCATGCCGGCAACAAGTCCGGCTGGTCGTCCATCGCCTCGGTGACTGTGGCCAGTGTCATCCCGCAGGAGACCTTGGATTCCATCAATCAGGACATCGCCAAGGCCGAGGCCGAGGCGAAAGCCGCGAAGACCACCGCAGACGGAAAAAACAAGGTGTTCACCCAAACCGCGGAACCCGCGCATGCCGGATTGACAAAAGGCGACCTGTGGCAGAAGCTCGACTCCAGCGGACACATCTCATCTGTCAACGTATGGAACGGCACGAAATTCACGGCCTACAGCCTTGTGGCCGACAGTCTGCTCGTCCCAGGAAGCGTCAACGGATCCGTGCTCATCAAGGATGGTACTGTCGAAGCGAAGAACATCAAAATCGGCAATGGCGAGATCTTGACCGAACTCCTGAAAGCTCGGAAGATCGTGACCGACGACGTGGAGGCCGGACAGTTCAAAGGCTACGTCTTCACCGGCGCGATATTCCAAAGCTCCGAGGCTGATGACACCGGTATGAAGCTCAACAGCAGTTCGTTGCGGATGTGGGATTCGGCCCATAATCAGACCGTCTATTTGGACGGCGAAGGCAAGTCGAATGTGCTGACCGGTACGTTCCAGACCCGTGTGAGCGGGCATAGGCTTCGCATCAGCCCGGATTTTAAGGCCAGCATCGTCGGTGGCACGGAGACGTTCACCGGCGACGGATTGGAATTCCTGGCGTACAAGGGGGCGACCAAATATTACAGTCATCCAACGATTTCGTCGCTTATCCAGTCCAATCAGGTCGGTGAGATGGGCGAATTGGACTTGTGGAGCGGACGCGTCGCCAAGCATGATCCGGCTGCTTTCCTGCGACTCCAGTCGAAGCCACGCAAGAGGGGCGGCACTGGTGCCCAAGGCATCAAATCTGAGGTGTTTGCCACGGCCAACACGGATTACGACGAGCCCGACGCGAGCAAAAAAAGCAGCGCATCCCTCACCCTGTCCGGTGACAGTCAGCAAGGCTCGAATGTCTGGCTCGAAGCCGTAAACGGGAACGATTCGGTCGGAATCGGAGCGAACATCGCGACCGGATACGTGTATCTCGGCGGCTATTTAGGCGGCATAACAAACCGTTTCACTTTTCAAAGCACCAATTGGCGAATCTACCAGAACGCGACGCTGGCCGCGGACTTCACCGTGCCACAGACCACGTGGTCATGGCCGCCAGCGAAATACGGACGCTACTACGGCGTGTGCAATTCCGACCTGAACTGGGGATCGATCTTCATGCACGTGTGCAATACCGGCGGCGCTGGATCGTTGCAGGTTATGGGATACAACGCCGGAAACGGAGCCTTCCATGGCGACATGTACGTCAACGCTTTCGCATGGCTCGTCAAATAAGGAGGCATATTTTGCAAACGGTTTTCGAAGACGGCAACCTCATCGTCAGAGCGGAAACGGAAGGCGAGCGGGGGCTTGTGTGCGGCATGGACGCTATCGCCGCATGGCGGGCGCTGCTCGGCACGACGAGCGTCGCCGAAACCTGCGCGGCCATGATGCAGGCAAGGGAATCGGCCGGCTCGTACGATCCGCAGACCGGACGTAACGCGTACACGATCGCCTATGAGGGCTTGGAGGCGGCCTTGTCGGATACCGCGGCGGAATCCGTGTCCATGATGTCCGACAGTGGCGAGGTGCAGGACGATCCGATGACGGCCGCACGCAACATGACGCGCGCGGCATTGGGACTGCCCACGATCACCAACGATGCGGACGCGGCCGTCCAGACGGCCATGCTGTCTGGCGGAGCGGCAGATGCGACGCCGACCACCGGCATCGATACGGATTGCGTGGACGCCAAGGCCATCGGAAGGCTTTTCGACACCGACGAAATGCGTGCTGACTTAGATGAATGCGAGGAGCGATTCTACGAATCGCTCATGCCATCGATAAAGGAGGAATGATGCCACAGATACCAGCCGACGCGAATCAGGTCATCGACCAGCTTGCCACGCAGGTCGGCCAGTTTTCAAAGGAGATCGCGATTTTGAAAAGTCAATTGTCGGCGGCGATGAAACTGATTCCAGCCGACGTGCTCGAAGCCATGGGCAAGGAGGAACATTGACGAGGATACGATTTCGTTTCCGCGAGCCGGACGGTCTGACTGACGGCGGCTCATCTCCACGTGGACTGGTGGTCTGCACGCCTACGAGCCGCGTCGTCCAAAAGGACGAGAGCATCATGCTGCCGCTGCCGTTCGTGGCGCGTCTGCCCGAGGATGGCGGTGATCTGGTCGTTTCGTTGCAGCCGACCGGCAGGGACTGGTGCTGGACCATCCGCGAGCAGGTCGCCGGTTACACGCACGTGCGGCGCGTGATCGTGCCGGACAGCGTGCAGACGTTGGATTACGCGACATTGGGCGAGGCGTCGTGGGCTTCGTCCGCAACGGCTGGCGGTCTCGTGCACAGCATGCGAGTGTATTCCGGTGTCATCACGTCGGGCGCGCACGTGCCCGCCGCCGAATTGAAACCGTCCGACAATGTGACGGTCGGCGACACGTGCGTGGATTCGACCGGCAGGGTATGGATGATAACCGGCCTTGTCGATTCGGACGTGATTTTCGGCGTGGACACCGGGGTTACGCTCGGCGGCAAGGGCGAGCGTGGCGCGAGTTTCCTCAGCGGCATGGGCAGGCCGTCCGACCTGACCCAGGGCATCGTCGGCGACACTTACATCGATTTGACGACCGGCGACGTGTATCAGCTCCGGCTCTGAATTTTCCCACATCTCACAAAATAAATAATTTGATTTCCAAGGAGGAATTGCAAAATGGCATGGCAAGCGACTGGCGGCAACCTTAAAGGACCGAAGGGCGATCCGGGTACGAACGGTGCGAAGGGTGACGCTGGCAAGAGCCTGCACGTCGCCAACATCACCGTCTCGGACAATTCGGACGTGAGCGTGTCCGCTTTGAGTCCGGCGACGCCTATCGCGACCGGCGATCTGATTTCGGACGTGGATGGCAGGCTTTTCACCGTCTCGTCCGTGGTCAATGGTGATACCGTGCACGTGTCCAATCAGATTGACGGCGTGACCTTCAAGGGGCCGAAGGGCGACAAGGGCGAGGATGGCAAGCCGGGTGCTGACGGCAAGGACGGCACCGGCGTCAACATCAAAGGCTCCTATGATAGCCCCGATGCTTTGAAGCAGGAGCATCCGACCGGAGCATCAGGCGACGCTTACCTCGTCGCGGGCGCACTGTACGTGTGGTCCGGCTCGGAATGGACGAATGTCGGCTCGATTCAAGGCCCGCAGGGGCCGAAGGGCGCGGATGGCACGAATGGTCAGGATGGCAGGCCCGGCAAGGACGGTACTAACGGCTTGGGATGGACTTGGGGGCATGGTGTCCCGTCAGGCTCACAGCCGGTCGGCTCCCTCTACCTCGACCTCGACTCCGGCGACGTGTACTCCTACACACAGGATTAAAAGGGGGTTTCATGGGTTGGACTAAGTCAGGCAGCATCAAAGGCCCGAAAGGCGATGATGCAGGCGGAATGAGCCTGCCGGTCGGCACGCTGATATCCTGTCCTAACAATTCGACCAAGAATTTGAACGCTTTCGCGGCGGCGTTAGGTGACGATTGGATGATGACCGGCAATGCAGTTTTGAATTTCAACAATCCGATCTTTGACACGAGCGGCAATATCCTGTCTGATCCGGCAGCTGCTGGTCCGCGTCGGCTTGTCTTTTTCATCAAAGTCAAATGAGGTTTGGCGTGCTGCAGAATTTTCTAGCCGGTTTCGGGGGTGTGGGCGGCGCGTGCGCGGTAATCACACTATGTCTCAAAATCTGGCCGGGGGCGCTCGAATCGCTCGCGACCGGGCTGTATGCCCACGTCAATCCCGAGCGCTTGCCGTATAACAGCGTGCTTTCCCAGCATTTCGCTAAGACGAGGCAGCTCGGCGAACGTTCCGAACGGTTTGACGGGCGGCTGGACGAATTGTGCAGGGACACGATAAAAAACACGTTGATTTCCCTGATTTACGGCGACAAGGACACCGACCACAGCGAGGCCGTCAGATACGAGCTGCAAAAACTCGAAAAACTCGACGCGCAATGCTGGATCGTCAACGCCGCCGAAAAATACCTGGAGGACCGGCAATGAGCGGACTAGTCGCGTTGGGCGCGTATCTCATCCTGCTTGCGCTCATTCTTATCTTCAATCATTCGGCGCACAGGCGCTGACATCGATTTTTCCAAAAACAAGGCCATCTCTTCGGAGGTGGCCTTTTTCAATGCCCCGTTGGGGGCGGGAAGGAGGCCGTCATGGACGAAGTGACCATGACGCCGGAAATGACACCGCAGGGCGACAGTCTGCCGCCCGAGAACATTCAGGTCGTGTCCGAGGAGGATGCGGCCAAGGCCGTGGAAGGATTGGAGGACTAGCAGCATGGCAAGCGTCGGCACTTTGATCAACCGCATGCGCTACTGGTGCGCCGTGGCCAACATGGGCTACAGCCAGTCCGACCGTTGGAATTTCAACGCTTCGGCGGGCAATTGCGACTGCTCCAGTCTGGTCATCCACTGTCTCAGGGAGGCTGGCTTCGACACTGGCAGCGCCACCTACACCGGCAATCTGAGCGACAATCTGACCAAGCGCGGCTGGACTCGTCTGCCTGCGAACGGCAATCCGCAGCCGGGCGACATCCTGCTTAACGATGTGCACCACGTCGCGGTCTATCTTGGTGGCGGCAAGCTTGCGCAGGCGTCCATCAGCGAGCGTGGCACCGCGTATGGCAGGTCGGGCGACCAGACGGGCCGCGAAACCAACATCCGCGCATGCTACAGCTATCCGTGGAATTGCTATCTGCGATACCAGGGCGCCCAGTCTTCCGCTCCAGCCGCAAATTCCGGTGCCATCGCAGTGGACGGCAATGTTGGTCCGGCCACGGTACGCCGTTGGCAGCAGGTCATGGGCACCGCGGTGGATGGCATCATCAGCGGCCAACAGGTACCGGACGGCAGGACTTACGCACGTCCCGCAATCGACAACTCGGTGGTCCGCTACGGCGCTGGCGGCAGTGATCTGATCCGCGCCGTCCAACGCCGACTCGGCTGCGGAGTGGACGGACTGCTCGGCCCGGCGACCATTCGCGCCATCCAAGCGCATTACGGGTTGGCTCAGGACGCGAGCTTCGGCCCCGCGACCGCGCGAGCCTTGCAGTCGGCGCTCAACCAAGGACGATTTTAGGGAGGTTTCAATGGCTCAGCATGCAGCGCCAACGACTTTGGAAACTACAGTCAACAACCTGACCAACGAGTGTGAGGATGGTCAGGACAACCAGCCGCCGGACGCATACACTCCGGTCTTCTCTAAGCAGGTGCGCACCGTCGTGTACGTGCTCGGGCTGGTCGCCTCTTGCGTCGGCCTCGGCTTCATGACCTTTGGTGACGCGGCCATCGGAGGCTACATTTCGACCGTGGCCGGCTTCATCGCCAGCGGTCTTGGCGTGGCCTACAATCCGCTGCGCCGTGATTAATTTTTTGGCGTGAGACTCAAACTCGGGTGTGGAAAAATTTGCGGCACTGTAGTGTCCGTGGAATTTTTTACACCCGTTTTTTAACATTTGCCCCTCTCTCAGCTATGGCTGGGGGAGGGGCTTTTTGTGTTTTCAGGTAGAATCTTCGTATGCTCAGAATCGATGAACGTGAACTCAAGGCGAAACTCAACGAGCATAAAAGCTTGATCGGATGGGGCTCGGTTGGTGACGGAATCGGCAATCTCGTCGCCGGAGTGTTCTATATATTTACCGTCCGGACGACTTCTGGACTGCGGCAGCCGACACAATGGACTCTTTATGGCCTAGGCGCTATCATCATTGTTATCGGCGTGGCCGCGTTGTTCTCCAAGAGACTCAGTGCCGCGAAGCTCTACAAGGAAATCGAGACGATGAACAGACGGCCAAGCTCTCTTATCGCTGTCAGGGATGGCGGGAAACTGTCCAACAGGTATCTAACCTACTATGACGAGCCTTGGGGATGCTGGTTTCTGCCGAATCACAGGTCGTACGACTCGTATCCAGAGGACAAGGCCAGAATGTCTGAATACCTTTCCACTGAATTCAAGATACCGGAAGACGATTTCACCCTTGGTTTTCTTGGAACCACTACGAGCACGAAATGGTCCACGGCACATAATGAGGAACGCACTTATGATTACCGGCTGTATATGGCGAAGGTGTCCGTCCTTCCCGCGGATTGGCGGTTGGATGGCGAGTTCATCGTCGGTTCGAAGCGTTGCCGTTGGATGACTTTGGATGATATGCGGAACGACCCGAAGATTTACGAGATCAACTCCGATGTCATTCAGATGCTCGGCGATCGCATCTGATTTGACTGGATGGTTTTAGGGTCTTCGCCTGGAATGTTTTCTGGGTGAAGACCCTTTTCGTTACTCTGTTTTGTTCTTGCGTGGGCGTCCTCCGCCGACGCCGCGACCGGGACGACTGGCGTTCCATCGGTCGATGGTGTCGGGGAGCCATCCGCGAGTGCGGCCGATGATCGCGTCGGGCTCTGGGAGCTTGTAGGTAGCGAGGGCGCCGGTCTTGACGCCGAGCTGGTCGGCGACCTCTGTGAAGCTCATGTATTCGACTGTCATCGTCCGCTCCATCCGGCGAAGAGGCCGGCGATGCCGGCTGCGATGGCGAATCCTGCCGCCATGATGTGCATGCCGCCGAATGTGCTCGTGGCCGATATGACGGCGAACAGCATGCATGTGACGGCCAGTTTCCTTTGCTTTGTCATGATGCTCACGGTTCCCTTTGGTAGGATTGGATGAGGGTTCCGGCTACTTGGGATAGCCGGAACCTTTTTACTTGCGCTTGCGGTGCCTTCCTTCCGGAGGAGGGTCATCGCGCAGGCCGAGCCAGATGGTCACCGCAATCGATACCCAGCTGGTGATCAGCTGCAGCCAATCCTTGGGTTCCATGTTCACCTCCTTTCCTTGATATAACTATCATAGCATAGCAATGAAAGTAATGCAAGCCGAAACGCAAAAAACAGAGAAAAAAATCAACGGATTGATAGACTTGATGCCACGCAAACGAAGGGGCAAGCATGGCCTACACGATCCGCCAATACCAGACGAAAAGCGGAAAAAGATACGAAGTCAGATACCGTAAGCCGGACGGCACGGACACCGGCAAACGCGGCTTCAAACGCAAAATGGACGCCGATGCCTGGGGCGCAGCGAACGTGACCACAGCTAAAAGCGTCGGCGCGTACATCGACCCACAAGCCGGAAGACGCTTGGTCGAAGACTTCTGGGCGCCATGGCTGGCCGCAAAAAAGACCAAGGCCAAACCAAGCTACGTAAAGTCATTGGAGGATGCTTGGCGCGTGCATGTCATGCCACAATGGGGCGTGCGCGAAGTCCAGTCCATCACAATGGACGAAGTGCAGCGGTGGGTCACCGATCTGGCAGGACGACGCAGTGCGTCGGTGACGATTCGCGCCGAGAATCTGCTTCGCAGCCTCATGGAGAGGGCAAAGGCCGATCGGTGCATCCACGACAATCCATGCGACGGCATCGAGCTGCCGCGCAAGCAGGTGCGGAAGCATGTCTATCTGTCGGCCGATGAATTGTCTCGTGTGGCGATGCAGTGCGGGTGGCGTGAGCCGATCGTGCTGACCTTGGGCCTGTGCGGCATGAGGTGGGGCGAGCTCGTGGCGCTCCGTGTCGAGGATGTCGATCTGCAACGCTGTCGACTGCATATATATAGGAGCATCACGCGTCTTTCCAGCAGGATGGTGGAGACCGACCCGAAGACCCATGATGGACGCTCGGTGATGTTCCCCCTGGTGTTGCGTCCGCTGCTCGCCAAGCAATGCGAGGGGCGCGAGCCGTCCGATTTTCTTTTCACCGCTCCCGGCGAGCCTCTGGACGAACCGATGGGCAACGGCTGGAATCCGACGCGGCACGATGGGTGGTTCGCGGTGGCGCTTCGCCGCGCGGGCGTGGAGCGTGGCCACATGACGATTCACGATCTGCGGCATACCGCCGCTTCGCTCATGGTGCAGTCTGGCGCGAACGTCAAGACCGTGCAGCGGCAGCTCGGCCACAAGTCGGCCGCGATGACGTTGGACGTGTACGCCGACCTGTTCGACGATGATCTGGACGACCTGTCGGAGCGTATGTGCGGTTTGCTCTTTTCGCAGAATGTGGGCAAAATGTGGGCAAAAGCGACGCAAGGCATTGATGGAACCGTTGAAACGGCAAGTGTCTGAAGCTTTTCTCCTGTGGGTTCGAGTCCCGCTGGAGGCACTTTTGGAAACCGCCAGAAATGGCGGTTTTCCTTTATTTTCCAACGGTTTTCAGACTTTCCTAATTCACTCCAAATCACTCCAAATCACGTCATTTCTCTATAAAACGTGGGCAAAATGTGGGCACGGAATCAGAGGTACATGTGCTGTCGCACGTAGGCTTCGACCTCGGCGTTTTCCTCCGGCGTGCCGATAGTCAGCAGCCACACGGCATTGTTCTTGCGCTGAACATTGCCCTTGCGAAGGCATTTGATGAGTCCTGCGGATTCGAGTTTTTTGGCGATCTTGCCTATGCGGTTGTAAGCCAGCTGCTCGCGCTTCGGATTGCGCGGCTCATTGCCGATCGCCACGAGCTCGTCCATTGACTGGGGAAGTGTCATGCCCCAATCGATGGCGATTTTGAGCCAGCCGGAAGCGTAGGTGCGCGGAAGCATGTGCTTTTCCTTGGCGGCTTTGTCCAGCGGCCAGTCGGCGGTGAGCCATGCCATGCGGCTGAGCAGGGCGTATTGAGCGAAGTCGAAGCTGCGTGCGCCCTTGTGGGTGACGGTGAGTTTACCTTGGCTTGCGAGTTCTTCGACTGCCAGCATGTTGCGGTATCCCATTTCGTGGTCCATTTCCGACCTCCAAGCCATGCGTTACAATGGTTTTGGAAGTCTTTGAGTGAGGCTTCATGTTTTACCTCCGTGGTGCCGTTAACACTGCGGAGGTTTTTTGTTCTGAAACACATTATATGCTAACTTGCACACATGTGTGT